GCCCTAGGTTGCCTCACGCACCGCACGGTCAAGGCTGATCTCGCCATCGATCAGCCGCTTCGCGCGGGCCTTGCCGAAGATCTCCGCAGCGGTATCAGGGTTCTGCCGGATCCAGCCCTCCACATCCGTGCGGAATGGCACCACCTGCTCTCCGCTGTCGCCCACCACAATCCGGCGGTTGTCCTCACCGCGCCATGTGCTGGGGATCAGGTAGCAGCGGCAGTTCAGGTGCGGGTCTATCTTCCGCTGCCCATCCCAGAACGCGCCTGCCTCACCCTGCCGGCGTTCGGTGCCGTCCTGCCCCACGCACACCGGGCACGTCCGCGAATCGAGCACTGCCGTCCATGTGAACCGGCCCTGCAGCCAGTCGGGGTCCGTCTCGAACTGGTAGATCGCCTGCTGCGCAGCACTGCCCACGCTATGCACACCACTGCGGATGGTGGCCTCCACCGCATTCTCGGCCGTGGTCCTTACTGCCGTCTCGAACGTGGCTTCAACGCCCGGATCGTTCAGCCCCAGCCGGATGTAGCGCTCCGCCCGATCGGCGATGCTCGCCGGCAGGCTGCTGGTCAGCTGCTCCCCGAGGGGCCGGCCGTTCACGATCACGCCATTTACGATCGCCGGCACATTCACTACTGCAGCGCCCGGGTTGGTCAGTGTGCCGCCGGCAGCTTCCACCAGCCGCCGGGCCTGCCCCATCTGCTGCTCCACAAACGGGCTCAGCTCATCCTGCAGGCTGGCCAGCATCGGGATGCCCCACTGATCACGCACCTGCCTGGCGATCACGTCCGACACTGCCCGGATGATCCGCTCGCGTGCTGGCCCCGGTTCCAAGGCGCCCGACTCCCGGATGATGCGGTCCACATCGGAAAGCACCGGCCGGAGACTGGCCAGTGCTGCCCGGATCTGCCGATCCTCTACCCGCCGCTGCTGCAGCGCGGTCCGCAGGAACACCTCGATCGCATCCACCTATCAGAGCCGGTAGGCGATCACCTTGCCGCTGCTCAGCTTCACCGCGGTGAACGTGCCGTAGATCGTGGTACCGACCGGGATCGGCAGCGTTGCCACGCTGTCACCGGTGAAGTCAACCACCGTCCCCGTGTCCAGCACGGCGGCGGCCACGGCCTGCAGTGCGCCGAACCGGCCCGTCCGCAGCGTCGTGTCGGAGATCACCTCCGCGCCCGCGTAGTCCTCGCGTTCCAGCATCATCCTGTCCAGTGGTGTTCATAGGTTGCCCCGACGCAGCAGAAGAGGCAGCCGCCGTAGCAGCTGCCTCCGCCATCTGTGCCCGGAGCCGTCGCCAGCCCCAGAGCCCCATCAGATCCGCCGCATCAGCACGGTCACCAGCACACCAGCTACCGAAGTGGTGGTGCCGCTGATGTCCACGCCCAGCCGATCACCAGCAGCAAGCTGCAGGTTGGCGGTCGTCGCGGTCAGCGCGGGCGACTGACGGGTGTTGTTCGCTGCCTTCAGGTCCACCGTGGTTGCCAGCAGCGCATCACCGTTGCCGCCGGGGGCCTCGGTGCCCTGCAGCCGTTCGACCTGCAGGGTCACATCACCAGCACCGGTGCCGAGGGTGGTGTGGATCTCGTGGATCTCGACCACCTCCAGCGGTTCGGGGGCGATGAAGAAGGCCTGATCGACCACTGCAGCATTGAGCAGCAGGGGCAGGCTCACAGTGAGGTACGCCTGGTTCGGCGCCTCAAACATCGTGGGTTGAGACATCTGCAGGGTTCCTCAATCGAAGTTGCTGATCACAGTGGCACGGGCCACACCGATGTTCTTGGTCTCCCAGACCTGCTCCCAGGTGCTGGCCGTGGCCAGGGTGGTGCGGGTCGGGTTGGCACCGGCAGCGGTCTTGTACCGCAGGCCCATCGGGTGAAAGACGTTGTGCCAGGTCACGGCCAACGCATCGCTCTGGGCAGCGATGTCACGATCGGTCTCGGTCTTCAGCCCCTGCTGGCTGCCGCTGCCGACACTGCCGGGTGCGAAGAAGTAGACCGCATAGTTGCTGCCCGACTTGGTCACATCGTCCGAGACGATCACCCGCATGCCCATGAACAGAGCCACCTGGGGCGACCCGAAGGCACCAGCGAAGCTGCCGCCCACGGCATCATTGGCTGAATCCGGGAAGCTGCCAGCGGTATCGCTGGCGGCCACGAAGTCCAGCGCACGACGCTCATACAGGTCGTAATAGGTGGCGGAGTGCATGCAGCATGCCGTCAGCTTCTCGCCGGCATCACCGAGGGCAGCGCGGACGCGGGCCACGGTGCTGGGACCGAGCACAGCCTGACCGGAGGCGCCATCATCGATCGCGAGATCCTTGAGAGCACCGGTGGTGTTCGAGGTCAGCGGGCCGAAGCTGCCTTCCAGGATCGCCAGCAGATCCTTCTGCTGCTGGTGGGCCACATAGTCGCCCAGCTTGTTGCCAAGGGCAGCCATGGGGTCCGAACCGGCAGCCAGCTTGGCCAGCTCGCGATGCTCGAACAGTCGGCCACGGTGCATCACCACACCGCGCTGATAGTCGGCGGTGAGCTTGCCGGGGGTGAGGCTGGTGTCATCGGTGAGGCGCTCGGCATCACCGGTCAGGTTTGCGTCCCAGCTGGGCACCTGCACATAGTCACCACCTTCGGTGACGTTCAGCGCTTCCATCGGGGCAAGGATGCCCGACTGGAGGAACTGACTGCGTTGGGTCGTCGCTTCTTCGAGATAGGGGGTAAAAATCTCGGGAATGACGATGTCAGACCGGAGGGTCGCCATCGGAAAGATCAGGTAAGGGGTCGGATGCCCGCTGGGCGCTGGGTCAGGCGCTGCCGTTCCCTGTTGCCTTTATGTTGCCACATCATTTCACGGCCGTAGCCTTCAGCTGGGCAAATAGCGCCGGATTGGTGCGCAGCAGCTTGCCCTGTTCGGTGAGGTTGAAGCTCTCGCGGCTGAACGGATTCTTCATTCCCGCCGGCATCGTTGCCGGCACACCAGCACCAGCCGGTGCGCCACTGCCCTGCGGCCGTGGGGCCTTGAGGTAGTGCTGGGGCAGGTTCGATCGTGCCCAGTCCGCGATGGGGGTGCGCTCCAGACCGTTCACCACCACCGGGCCATCGGGGCTGGCCTCGATCTGCTCAGGTTTCAGCCGGCCGGTTTTGAACACATCATCGGGATCATGCACCACGGCCGATAGAGCGGAGCTCGCCGGCATCACCAGCTCCAGCTCACGCACCCTGGCCTCAAGCTGCGCGATGCGCTGATCGCGTTGGGCAATGCCCTCGTTGTACTGCTGCTGCAGCGTCTCACGGGCCTGGTCGTATTGCCCGCGGCTTTCGAGCTGCTGCCGCTCCTGCTCTGCCTTGAACTGCCGCAGGTCTTCCAGCTCCTGCGTCGCGGTCCGCAGCCGATCCTTCTCGGCCTTCAGTTCGCGATTCTTGGCCTCCAGTTTCGCCACGCTGTCGCGCAGCTTGTCCAGATCATCACCACCTGCCGCAGGCATGATGGTTTCGTTCGTTTCGGTCATGCCCGCAGGGCTGAATGGTCGCCTGTAGGCTACAACCGGCACACTCCATGGGTGGCGCGTGCCGTGGGGGCTTCGGCCCCCAACCTATTCAGGTCGCGATGCCGTACTGATCCGGCATCAGCCTTGGCACCGGCGGCCTGCGCTTTGGCTTGGCGGCCGGCACCTTCACCGGGGCAGCCTTCGGCACCGGGCAATACATCTCGCCGCGTGCGTTGCGGCGCGTGGTAGCCCGTGGATCACGCTTCTTCGCCATCAGGCTCCTCAGTGGGTCGTGGTAGTGATGCTGACAGACGATCCTCGGCAGCCTGCAACCTGCCGGCACTGAGTGCAGCGGTCGCATCCAGCTCGGCCGCGATGTCGAAGTCCTCAGGCAGCACCTCACCATCGGCCAGCATCCGAAGCGCCGTCTCCTGCGTGTAGAGCGGCTGGGCAGAGTTGTAGCCGGCCAGGATCTGCGCCATCTGGCTGGGGTCCATCTTGGTGCTCACGAAGTCGCGGTTGATGCTGCAGCTACCAGCCTGTGGCAGGTTGAGGAATGCCGCATGATGCCGCAGGCAGTTGTCGATCAGGTCCTGCAGCTGCAGTGCCACGGTCATCAGGGCAGCATCACCCTGCGACCGCTCGATGGACTTCGACAGCCCCGACTCTGCGGCAGCCTTCTGCCCCAGCACGGCCGCAACACCCAGCTGGTTGATCTGCCGCTCGATCTCGCTCAGGTGCTGGAACTGGTACTGATAGCTGGTGCCCTGCGGTTCGATGAACTCCACCCGCGCATCCACCGGCAGCGCGGTGGCAAACTGCGGCCCCACGTCCAGGGATTCCACCTCGGCCGGCACACCGAACAGGAACTGCCGGGGCACCGCCGCGATGTGCAGCTGGTTGGCCAGGTCCGACCCACGGCGGTAGGCCTGCAGGTTCAGCCAGCCCACCTCCTCCAACGGCGGCACACTCTCCAGCAGCCCCACGCGGTTGGCATAGGCCACGGCAAACGGGATCTCGTCCAGCGTCGTGGTGCCCTCATCCACCAGGTCGAACTCGCCGCCCTTGCTCAGTTGCTTGCGGTAGAGCCCAAACCGGCCGGGCTCCAGCACCCGCACCTGCTCGACCAGTTCCTCACCGAACTCTGAATCAGGATCGGCCACCACCACACGCTCCATCAGCCGAAGCTGCGTCAGCTTCTGCGTGCCGTCGCGCACCTCAGTGCGCCAGCCCAGGATGTCGCGGGGGGTGTAGGTGACCCAGTACGGCCGATCGCCCACATCGTTCGTGTCCTCACCGCGGGGGAAGTCAACCAGCACACCGATGTGGCCATAGCGCAGGCACTGCACTGCAGCATCGTGCAGCCACACGTTAAGATCGTTCCCCTGCAGGTCCACATCGAACATGTGTTCCGTGACCTGATCGGACACGTCATCGAGCCTCACCGGCTTGCGGCAGATCATGCCGGCCAGCATCTGCTCCAGCCGCGTCACATACGGCGGGCACACGCTGCCGTTGAGCCTGATCTGGTATGCCGCGTCATCCTCGCCGGGCTCCTGCGGCAACCACCGCACACCCGCCTGTTGCATGATCAGCGTGCCGCCGGCCAGGTGCTCCAGCAGGATCCACCGTGGCTCCATGCGCCGCCACGCAAAGCCGGGTTCCTCGACCCGTAGCGAGAGGCGGGTGCCGACTGCCGCAAGGGTCGGCATGCCGGTGCTGGTGTAACTGAGCGACGATGAGGTCATGGCCTAGGTTGCCCTGCCCTGCCGGCCGTACAGGCGAATCCCACCCACGGCCTTGCCTGCAGTGGCGCGACCCACCTCGAACGTGCGATGCACCAGATAGCCCAGTGCATCGCACAGGTGGTCATGGCCGGCCGACTTGTCCGGTTCGCCGCGCTCGCTGTAGCTCTGCAGCTCCAGGCTCTCGATCAGCTTTCGGCATCGCGGATGGATCCGTAGCCTCACCTCGCCCTTGCCGTTGCACAGCAGCGCCTGCACGCTTGCCACACGATCTCTTATCGGTGGGTTGGCCGATGGTGCGTTGTTGCTGATGCCGTAGCTCTGCAGGATCGCGATGTCCGACCTGCTGCTGTTGGTGCTGCGGTTCGCGCCGCTTGCGTCCGGGTAGCCGGCCAGGCGTTGCTCTGGGTAGCGCCGCACAATCTCGGCACCCATGGCATCGGTGTCGTGGGCGCCGGCCACCTCATCCCAGACGTGGAGCTCCCGGCCGCGACGGAACGCCAGTACCGCATTGCAGTTCCCCACGTTGAAGTCACACCCGATCAGCAGCAGGGTGTCAACCTCAGGATCCGGCTCGGGCATGTCAGGCCAAACGTGCAGATCACGGCTGAACCGGTCGTAGACCTGACCGGTCGTCAAGTTCACGAAGTCTCCGTCCAGGTAGGCGCGGAGCAGCTGCGGGTCGTAGTTCTCCCGCAGCGTTTCCACGAAGTCGGGCGGTAGGTGGGGGTTGTCCACCGTGCGCATCCTGATCAGCAGCCGATCGTCACGGCCCTGCGCTGCCTCACTGGCGAAGGTGTTCCACATCCAGCGGAAGCCCTCTGGTGTGCTGGCGCTGCCGAACTGCCGCAGGTTGCCGGCCCGCAGTCGACCGAGGATCTTGGGGAATGCCCGATCAGCGATGCTGGGCGCCACGGTGTCGATCTCGTCCGCGAGCACCCAGCTCAGGTTGAGGCCGATGATGCGCGGCCAGTTCTCAAACGATCGGCACAGGATCGTCGTATCACCCTCCGGCAGGTGGATGGTGTACTCCGGCAACGGCGAGGCACGGAACGAATAGGGAACGTCGTAGCGCTCCAGGAACTCCTCAAAGTCCCGTTGCCAAATGTCCCTAATGAGTGGGCCGGTCGGTTCCATGACGCAGCCCAGGAAGCCGGGGTTTGCTGCCGCGAGGTGCAACGCCTTGGCACAGAGGGCAACGGTCTTGCCTGCGCCATAGCCGGCTGTCAAGCCCACGATCTTGGCACCGGTGGCCTCCACGAAGGCCAGCTGGCCGGGGTGCAGGTCAGCGCGGACACGCTGCAGCAGGTCGGCAGTGTCGCCTGCCTCAGCCACTGCCCAGCTGTCCAACACGGTGCCACTGCAGGCGGTGAACAGGCTCACGAACGCGGCACCCAGCCCCAGCTGCGCAGCCATGCCCGCAGGCAGTCGCCCGTCGGGGTACCGGGGGGCCAGCGGACAGCCTGGAGCACCTCAGAGCCGCCTGCAACCCATCGGGGGCCTTCCCCATCGGGGCGGATGTAGAAGCCACCCTCAGGGCCGACCTGCACCCAGATGCCGCGGTCGTCGAATGTCTGTGACCTGCCCTCAGGCGGCACCTCCACATCGAGGGCCCGCAGGATGCGCGCGCGGGTGAGCGATTCGGGGATCTCGGCCAGTTGGCGCCAGGAGGCAGGCATCAGGGCTGTTGCAGCTTGGACAGCACCCATAGCGCAAAGGCCACATGGGTGCGGATCGCATGCGGGCCAGGTGGTGCAGCGGGGAAGCTCTCAGCCCACCATGCGCGGAACTGTGCTTCGAGGGTTTCAGGGGTCATTGGATGAGCTTGGCGAGGCGTGCGGCGCCGTTGATGGCACCAAGGGCGACGGATAGCTGATTGGTCTCGCGGGCCTTGCGTTGCAGGTCAGCGTATTGCGAGAGCAGTTCAGCGGCCAGCTGATCACGGGCAACATCGTCCCAATCGGAGCGGATGAGGTCACGCGCGGCCCTGATGTAGGAATCAGCGGTGCGATCGGTTACGCCCCATTCGTCTGAGGCATGTTGAAGGCATTCGCGGCGTGTGCTGCCCGTGGTGAGCATCTTGGCGAATACCTGAGCGCGGTATTCAACTTGTCCACGGGTAGTCTTCTGGGCCATTATCCCGAGACGCAGGTGATGATGCCAGATTCTGCCAAGGCGGATAGGCAGGCTTCAGCTTCGGAGATTGTAGCGGCCTGGATGGAGGAGAGCACCATGCAGGTGCCGACGTAGTAGGTGAAGAGGTAGTGATTGACGGTATCGGCCTGGAGCATGGTGCCGAGCAGGCGGTAGGTGGTTACCAGATCGAAGGCGAGGTCGTAGGAGGTCGGGAGATCGGGTGCGTCGATGTGGAGGTGAATGACGGCAGCGGGATCAGTGGGGTGGTCAGCCGAGAGGATGAAGTCTGGCATCAGCGTAACCGGGCTTCGATGTTGCGAAGCAGGATTGCGGGGATGGGCGGTGATTGCGGGATGGGCCGTTTGGGGCTCCAGTTGCCGTCGAGCCAGAGGGCGAGGGAATGGAGGTGCCCGTCTCGGTAGAAGTGAATGCTGTGGGGGGTGCTGGGGTGATGGTAGGCCTTCCAGAGCTTGGTGGAAGCGATGAGGTTCATGCGAGGCGTACCAGGCGTGCGTTGACGGTGTGGGGGATGCCGAGCCCGAGGGGGATGAGATCAACGAGGCCGGGGCGATGGGCTGGGCAGACGCGGGAGCGGTTGCCGGTGGTGGGCGATGTCCCGATGACGGGGAGTGTCATGGG